TTTTACGCACTAGATTGCTATATTTATTATTGCGACCCTGTTGAAACCCACCCGATCTCAAGTAGTTGCCAATAATACCATAATTTGAAGACTGTTGATAATTGTAAATCGCTTGTTTTTGTCGTTTCGTAAGCATATTTAAGATAGTGTATTATTATTATTAAAGATGGTATGTATAATTCACCATCTGGGTATGGGTGATCAGATAATGATGAATGGGCTAGTACGACATTTTCTTGAAAAGGAAAAGGTCATACTAGTCGCACAAAAAACACACGAAGAATCTATTAGATTCATGTATCGTGACACTAATAAAATTGATTTTATATTTACGGGAACAGACCCGCAAGAAATATGGACCAAGGTCAAAGAAACCGACCACGAACCACTTGCGCTGGCAACATACAGTGTTGACACCGATTTTTGGAAATTTATGGTAGAGGGTCAAGGTAAACTATTTTCAAATTGGGCTTATGGTGTATATATTCAAGCAGGTATAAACCCATATTATATGTACTCAAAATTTAAAGTTTTTAGAAATGACGACCAAGAAAACACAGTTGTTGAAAAATTAAAATTACCAAAAGAATATATTTTCGTCCATGATGGAAAAGATGAAAAGGAATGTAAAGAATGTAGAAAAGATTTGCATATCGTTCGACCAGATATCGATACAAGTCCTAATATTTTCAATTATCTAAAAGTAATTCAAGGAGCAAAGGAAATTCATTGTATGAATAGTTCATATGCGTGGCTAGTAAACATGTTTAGAATTGGGTCTAAAAATACAAATTTTTTTCATACAAATTTGGCATATCCTACATATACTAGACGTGATATCAAGATTGCTTTTGACGAAGACTTGTGGACGTTTGTTTAAAAAGTTTACGTATCTTTTTGTCTTGTTTTTTCCATTTTTCTTTTTGTCTAGTAAGCATTTCAAGGCGAAGCATAATTTTCTCTTGCCGATCCATTTTATAATATAACAGTATAATAAATGAATCGCCCTCTAAACAACCGAGAGAAGCAAGCTGGTAAAAAAATTGTAAAAGCTATTGAGAATTACAATGAAAGGTGGCGCAATCGTATTACAACTCAGCGCGTAAAAAAGAATGATTATGTTACGTGGAAGACACCCAATGGAAACGTACACAGATATCAACCAAGTACACTTTTGAATTATATCAAGAGTCTATACTCTGATACAAACAATCTGAATATTAATACTCTGCGTAATATTATGGCTGTAAATCCAGAGGTAACATTCATTGATCCCTACACAAGAACTAATATAAAGTTTAGAAATGTAAGATTTGTTAGACCTGCGCCGGTTCGTCCACCGGTTCGCCGTCGTATAGATTTTTCAAGTGTCGTCCGTACACCCCCTAGACTCCCAGCTAGATCCCGGGTTCGTAGCCGCCTAAACAGTAGCTCCCCACAGTACTCGAGGCGTCGTCTCAATTTTTCCAACAGCAACAGCAACAACGAGCCAGTTCGTCGCAGCCCGGTTCGTCGCCGTCTCAATTTTTCAAATTGGGGTCCTGTCAACTAGTTAAAAGTAAAAAAATATTATAAATCAATGTTAAGTAGGAACGGATATATTTTACCGGAATCTTCGGATCCTAAATACCAAAAGGAGTTGACTGTTAGACCAACCATAAATAATGAGTTTGGCTTCCCTCCTCCGCCGTTTAAAGTCTTTAGGAAAACAAAAAAAAGTATATGCGTACCACAGTTCTATGGACTTGAAAACTTTAAAGTCCAAGACGATAAGAGAGTCGCCCCTGAAAAAATTAACCCAGAGGTTAAGTTTGTTGGTAGACTCCGTGAAGAAACCTCACAGGACGTTGCGTTCCGTCGAGGAATTGACGCAGGACATGGAGTTTTGTCATTACCCTGTGGGTACGGTAAAACCACTGTTGCCCTGGCAATCGCCGCCAAGTTGGGGGTGAGAACTATGATTATTGTTCACAAAGAGTTTTTGGCAAATCAGTGGAAGGAGCGAATTTCTCAGTTTTGTCCCGGGGCGACTATAGGTATAGTACAAGGAAACAAGTTTGATGTTGAATGTGATTTTGTTATCGCAATGCTTCAATCCCTGTCGATGAAAGAGTATGATCCCGAGCAATTTGATTCAATTGGAACAATATTCGTAGATGAGGCTCATCATATTTGCGCCAAGGTATTTTCCAAGGGTATGTTTAAATTGTGCCCAAAGCATGTTTATGGTCTATCTGCTACACCAATTAGAAAGGATGGATTGACGTGTATTTTACATTGGTTTTGTGGCAAGACCTTTTTTTCAATTGAGCGAAAGAATCAGGCACAGGTTGAGGTATTCCCTGTGGATTTCACATGTCCTTTGTTTAATGAACCTCCCCCAACTCTCCGAAACGGCAAGATTTCACTCGTCCATATGATAACAGAATTGGTAGAATTGCCTATCCGCAACAATGTAATTATTGAATTGATTACAAGGTTGTTGAAGACTGATCGACAGATATTGGTACTTAGTGATAGGCGAGCCCATTGTAAATTACTATATGACGCTTTCAGTGATGAACTATCTGGTCTATATATGGGTGGCATGAAAGAAAAGGATTTGACAGAATCTAGTAAAAAGCAAGTTATATTTGGCACGTTTAGTCAAGCTCACGAAGGATTAGATATTCCTACACTTGATACAATTATCTTGACTACACCAAAATCGGATATTAAACAAGCAGTTGGTCGCATTTTACGAGAAACTGCTGGCAAGAAGAATAATCCACATATATATGATATGAGAGATTATTGGTCATTACTCAATGCAATGTATTCAAAAAGAAAGCGTGTATACAATGAAGGTGGTTTCAACATTGGAGGTGAGTCCAAATCAAATCCCTCTCCTGTATTCGACAAGTGTATTATTTTGCAATAGTGTCTGTCGCTGCAAGAACAAAAACACCTAGGATAAAAAACATTACAAGATAGTTGCATTCTGTCTGTTCATTTTTCCTGATTTTCACCTTTTCCCTCCTCACCTGTGGTTTTATAACCACGGGCTGTTCATCTGTCAAGTCCAGAGGACAATAACTTATCATTATTTATAATAAGAAAAGGTTTTTTTACATCGATATTTCCTTTTTACTCTTTCTCTTTTTACCAGATTTCTTGATCTGAACCTGCTTTAGATCACCCGTCGCTGATGAACCAGATACTGAAATAATATCAGACATATTGTCTAGGTCATCAATTATATCCTCTTCTGTCAGTACAGGCATTGATGTATTCATTGGTTGCTGGGGCGGCATCATAATTCCTCCCATCAGACTAGAAATGTCCATTCCCGGTCCCTGCATTTCCCTCCTTCCAGAGTCTGAAGGTGGTGGGGGTGCTCCTCCTGACGGTGCGGCGTTTCCTCCGCGGGTGCTATTCTGTACTGCCTGCATCATGTTTTGCATAAGATCAGGATTCTGTTTCATTACATCTCCCATGTTGGGGATGGCTGCCTTAAACATGCTATTTGTAAGATGAAACATCATGGCGCTTCCTCCAAGCATCATGATGAGTTTCACCTCGGGGGCTACATCCATCTTGCTCTTGTATTTCACATAAAGTTCTTCAAACACATTATCATAGTCTTCAACATTTTCCATAACACTTTCAGACCATCCATCTAGCTGGACATCCAGTGGGTTGTATCGCTTATTTACAAACTCCAGTCCAGTGACACATGCGACGAGCATTCGTCTTGAAAACTTGACCGACTGATCTACATCGATACTATATGTGATACGTTTGTACTCGGTGCGGAGTTCTGATACATCAGAATATGCATTTAGTGATTTATTAACATGAAAACCTTTTTTAGCCAGTCTAGTAATTTTGTTCAATAGATCGGCTTTTTCGTCTTCAATAGATGTATATCCAGCAGACGGTTGACTTTCTGCATTATACTCGTCTCCTCCACCACCTCCGCCACCTCCACCTTCACCACCACCGCCGTAATATTGCTCGTCGTCAAAGTCGTCGTCTTCGTCGTCCATCATCATTTCGGGTGCAGGCGGTTTTGGTGCATTTTGTTTATCAGGATTAGTGAATGCATCTATCTCAGGCTGATCATCATACGTTTGTTGTGCTCTAGGTCTCCTTTTCGGTTTATGTTGAAATACTCTAGGTTGGTCATCAATTTGGATTTCATCCAACAGGGCCTGTTCATTTTCATCCAATTTCATGACAGTTGTCGGATTTCTTTCAATGATTATGTCCCCCATGTTAATATCTTGAAATAAAGAATTGAGATATCTTTAACGCAAAAAAATATATTTAATAATGATAAATGAATCAGCTACAGAGACTCGCTAATAATCCCCTTCATCTCCTTTTGGTTGTGTTGGTTGGTTTAATGTTATGGAACCTGTGCACCAAGACCAGCAATTATGCCCTTTCTCCTTCTCAGGGAAGTGAACTGGTAATCGTACCCAAGAATGAGCAATCTATTTTCGATCTTCCTTACAATATGGAATGTGTCCCAGGTGGTGTGAACGGATCTGCCTACACCAAGGACCTTACCCCTGGTGGCATCTGTGGTGCCCAGGCTATGGTAAACCAACAGGCGGATTATGCTATTACTGGAGGAATTGGTGGACCTTTAATGGTCATGGCCCCAGACGAGCCTGTGGTTGTCCCCGCCGAGAACATCATTTCTACTTAAATACATTAATAATAAATGATTATTTACATAAATTATTTATTAATTAATACTAACTAATGAGTGGCAACCGTAATTCATTTGGTCCTCCTCCCAATATTGCGTATGAATTTTACACAATTCATACCGATTCTATATCTTCAACATCATGGGCTGACCCCACCGATGCTACATCACAGGGAAATTATACAGTACAATTGTTTAGACCGTTGAAGAATATAGTCCAGGCTTCTTTATTGAAAATAAGTTTTGATGCTACAACTACATCAAATGTTGCATATCTGACGTGCCCTGAACTGTTGTCTCATTATAATGATATTTCGGGTGTACTTAACCCAAATAACGATAATGAAACTTTTACTATTTCAGATCCTTCTACCAAGGACAGTATTCGGAATTGTCTAGCTAGTTTCAATGTTGCCTCCAGCGGCAGAACAACTTATGAACAAAACGATTACTCTACACAGACACAATTTACTACACCTATTGGTAAAATTGATAGACTAACTACGAAACTTTTGGATGAGAATGGAGTACCTCTTACGACTGCATCCAATGTATTTACCTCATATAGGTTTACATGTCTCAAAGCAAACATGGGACCATTCTCACAGAAAATAAATAATTAATAACATTAAATGGACTGTCCCCGTGAGATTCGTCATGTTATGGTAAACTCTAAAAACCGAGATACCGCTATTTACCCTAGCGGCAACTCGTATGTCTTGCATTTAACCACTCCTATAAAGGATATTTCCCGTATTGAATTATTACATGCTTCTATTCCCAACAGTATGAATAATTTAACAAATGGAACAGGTATTGTATATTTTAGTAATGCAACAACCGGGACAGTGGCAAAACCATCATTAACAAGTTTTTCCCTTCCCAGTGGGTTTTATAGTGCAACAAATATGGCTTCGTCAATTACACAGGCTGTGAGTAATATTTCAGGAGTTCAATCGGCCTATATAGCGTCTCAAGGTAAAATGATATTTTCAAGACCTACTAGCACTGGTCCATTCTCAATGTGTTCCAACACAGCCGAGATGAGTAATTTGCTTGGTTTCAACTCTGAAGATGTAAGAAACTCTTCAAATGTTGCAGCAACCACTGGATTAGATATTCCACTATATTCGGATAATAGTTTTTATTTAGGAAAAGAGTTTATAATTAGTGATAATGTAGTAGATCTAAATCCATATGAAGGTATATTCCTTGACATCAAAGAACTTCGAACAAATACCAACGAAGATGCTAAAAGCATTGAACCAGGAACATCTGGTACTTATTCAGGACAAAACATGACAAGATCATTTGGGATGATACCTATGGATGTGTCGAGTGGAAACATCAAACGATTCAAAAAAACAACGGATTATGATTTCACTATAGATTATGCCCATCCTATTGATAAACTTGATAGACTATCAATTGAATGGATTGACAAGAATGGTGCACTTTTGGATTTCAACGGACTTGAAGATAATTCATTTTTACTGAGGTTTCATACTCTACGTAAAAACTTCTGTAAATAAAATGTCTGTAGATTATAAATGTCTGGAGGAATTACTCAGCTAGTTGCGATAGGTGCACAGGATGCCCATCTCGTAGGGGACCCACAGGTTTCCTTTTTTCAATCTACTTACAAAAGACACACCAATTTTTCAATGGTTACCGAACGCCAGGTGATTCAGGGTAATGTGTCAAACAATGGCATGTCCACTATTAGATTCGAGAGGAAAGGCGATCTTCTGAGCCAGGTTTATATCATGTGCAAGGACAACAGCGGTGCCACACCTGTAGCCAAATCTGAAACTGATTGGACGATTCTTATTGATAAGATCGAGTGGTTAGTTGGCGGACAGGTTATTGATACTCAGGATTCTGCCTTTACCGAAAATATTGCCGTTGATCTTTTCGCCCAAAATTACGCCAAGAGTGCTTCGGGTCCTCACGGAGGCAAGGGTACTGCTACCATGTTTTACCCCCTTCGATTCTCCTTTTGTGAAAACTGGTCTTCTGCGATCCCTCTTGTGGCTCTCCAGTACCACGATGTTGAAATCCGCATCACATGGGGTGCCAGTGCCACTGCGGCCAGTCGTACATATGAAGTGTATTCCAACTACATTTACCTCGATACCGACGAGCGTACTGCGCTTACCGAGAAGTCTCTCGATCTCTTAATTACCCAGGTCCAAAAGGCTATTGCCCCCCAGACCAAGACCATGGACATGGCTTTTAACCACCCCATTAAATACCTGTGTGCCTCAGGTACTGAGGATACCGACGCTCTAGTATCCAATGACAACAAGGTCAAGCTTCAGATTAATGGTACTGATGTCGCCGACTACAAACTGGCTCGTCCCAACTTTGTTGAGATCCCAGCCTATTACAACATGTCCAACCCATCGGCGGCCGCATCTGGTGTGTTCTGCTACCCCTTTTGCCTCGACACTGGCAAACTCCAGCCCTCTGGCACTCTAAACTTTAGCCGTCTAGATTCCGCCAGACTCGTCAGTGAAACCAAGACCATCAACACCAACGTGTATGCCGTAAACTACAATGTTCTCAAGATCAACAACGGCATGGGTGGTCTCATGTACGCAAACTAAATGTTGATATAAATTAATGACAAACCTTTTAACGATAATTGTGCTAGGTGTTTTTGTTTTTTGCTTGACGTACGATCCTAAAACCGGATCATTAAATACGTTTATTAAAGGAGAAACACAACAAATAGATAAGAAAGATGTAGGACCCCCATGGCCTAGTCAACCCCTACACAGTAGGGAAAGTACGCGTGATATGATACAAAAAAAATTATCCTAAATAGTTAAATGTCTCAATTTGTATCACGTGAAATGATTACAACAGTACTTGCTGTAGTGGCAGTACTGAGTGTTTTATACCTATTCAACGAAAACAAGAAAATGACACAGAAATACGAGACCACCAACAAGAGCATTGATGAAGTAAAGTACTTTATATCTTCTAATATGCATCCACAAGGTGAACAAAGTCAGCCACCCTCAGCGGAGGCCTCTGTACCTATACAGACACAGAAGACGCCTGTTACTGTATCCGATAAATAGTTAAAAATTAAATTATTGACAAGTTGTAACTTGATGAATGAGGAAAGACATAAAATCATTGTTATACCAATATCGTATACAGACGACAAGCCTAAATTTCTAACCGTAAGGGACATGAAATTTAAAGAGTGGACGTTCATTTCGGGAGGATGCAAGAAGAGGGAGATTCCAAACCCTCTCCAGTGTGCCCTTCGTGAACTCGAAGAGGAAACCCGTGGTTTACTCAATATAAACCACGGAAGATATAAATACTTTACTTTTGATAGTAGAAATAGATCAAAAGAAGAATTAGTGAAAGATAACCAAGATGGGATTATAGTATCTACTAAACACCATGTATATATAATTGAACTGAAATTAAACAAACCCGGTCAAGATCAACTTGTTAACAAGTTTAACTATAATGTTGTAGCGACCTCTTTAAAAAAGAAAAAGGGTCAACCTGTCAAAAGAACATATGATGAAAATGATATGTTACTTTTTGAAACGTTGGAAAACTTTTCAAAACGTAAAAATATGTGGGAGTTTATTAGGAAAAATATACTAAAAAACTCGGTGTTTTATCACACTTTAAATACGTCAAATTGGCTTAAATTTTAATGTACAGAAATATAAATGACCAAGAACAAGGCTCATATTGTAAACGAACTTTGCAGAACAAAGGGTATTCATCCAGAATGTGAGGAAGCTCTACAGTTTAGAGAAATGACCATTGTCGATTTACTACTATTGACAAAACAGGCAAAGAATCCACCAAAGTCAGAACCCGAGGCACAGCCCGAGGCACAGCCCGAGGTTCAATGCCCTGGTCAAGTACCAGAGACCCAGCCGTCCGAGTCGGAGGCACAGCCCGAGTCGGAGGCACAGTCCGAGTCAGATGCTCAGTCAGATTCCGAGTCGGACGACGAATCTTTTACTGGCAGGATAACTAGATTTAGATAGTTAAAATAATAATACATTTATTATACAAGTCAGAACATGTTTAGAACCTGGTGTATAAAAAATGATATATTC